GGCCCTTCGCGCCCGGCGAAGGCGCGGCGGGCCGTGAGCTCGACGCTCATGCCGGCAGCGGCGCCTCGTGCGCCGCCACGACGACCTTCGGACCCGACGCCGCCCGGTGCAGCCATTCCACGCGGTCCTGCGCGAGCCTCATGCGGGTGAGGATGTGAAAGCGATGCACGGCGGCCGGCGTGACAGTCGTGGGCCACGTCGGCGTGATCGTCAATACCTCCGTGCCGACGCCCGGCGTGATCGCGGTCACCTGGCGGGTGATCACCGTGCCGCTCGTGGTGAGGAGATAGATGTCGAGCTCGCCGTCGGGATAGCCGATGCCGAGATTCACCTCGCGGATGGTGATCGAGCCCGCGCCCGCCGTCGCCGTCGCCGCCAGTTCAAGGCCGCCGGTATTGAACGAAGGAAGCCAAAAAGCCCGCTGTCGGCCCCGCAGTGCCAGTAGATGTCGGCGCAGCGACCACCGCTCGGCACGGCTCGCGGGCTGCCAGGCGAGCCCGAGCACCTCGCTCGGCTGTCCTCGCGCGCTGTCGACAAACGGCCGCGCGATGAAGTTATCCACCGTCTGGTAGAGCCGCTGCACCGACTCCGGCAGTGCGTCGTCGCCCACGAGCGGGCAATCATCGAGCAAGGGCTCAGTGCGATACGTGCCAAACTGGCTCTCGTCGGCCGTCGGCAGATCGTCGTCGTAGCAGACCCATTCGACATCGGCCGAGCGGTACGGTCCTGCCGGATGCTCGGCGGTAAAGCCGCCTGGCGCATCGCATTCGAGCAGTCGCAGCACCCGCCCATTCGGATAATCGTTCACGAGCGGGACTGAGAGCGTGAGCCCGCCTGAGGTCGAGCCGCTCACCGACAGCACCTCGTACGTCTCGCTGTCCTGCAGAATGATCAGATCCATCGCGGCGGTGAACTGTGGATTGTTATTGTCGAAGCTGAGCGAGTTGTCGGTGGCCGCCGCCACCGTGCGCCGCACGTCGGTCCAGTCGGGGACGTCAAACGGGCCGGGCAGCGTGCCACGCATCGAGAGCCGCGCCCGCTCATATTCGCGAGCATCAAAAACGTAGCTCGCCTCGAACCGTCGGCGCGCTACGGCCCGCAGCCGCACCCGCTGCTCTTCCGAGAAAGCCCGCATCACATCCGTGACGAACTCCACGCCCTCGGTCATCGGAGTGAGCGGGCAGAACGGCCAGAGCATCTAGCCACCCACCGTCGCCGCGCGCACCCGCGTGCCGTTGCGCTGCACGAAGTTCAAGAGCACCTCTTCGCCCGAGGCGCTCAGCAGGTAGTCTCGGATGACACTCGTATCGAAGGCATTGATGTTGCGGATGTTGACTTCGGGACGTTCCGCCGCCTCACGAGACGGGACCAGTGCCATGTGCCCGGCGGCCGGCATCGCCTTAACGAGGCCGCCGTCGGCATACTTCGGCGCGATAAACACCGGCCGCTCGACTGCGCCACCCTCGGCGAAGCCACGGAACATCCCGCCGCCGTCGTTGATGCGCTCAAGCAGTTGCTGCACGCCCGGTCGCTGCACGGCCTGCGCCTTGACGACAAACTCCCCGGCCGAGAGCCACGCGGGGATGCTGTCGCTGGTGGCGGTGCCGGGTCCGACAATGAGACCGCCTTCTGCCAATCCGGGAATCGGTAGCCCCGAGGTGGCCGACGCGGCACGAATGGCCGCCGCCGCTGCCGTGCCGGCCGTCGTGATCGCGGTCGCCATTGCGGCCGAGGCCGTGCCGATGGCCGTGGCCGCCGTGGTGCCACCGGCGCCGATTGCAGTCGCCGTGGCCGTTCCCGCCGTAGTGATGGCCGTCGCCGCCGTGGCGCCCGCGGTCGTAATAGCGGTCGACATCGCAGTGGCCGCCGCGGTGGCGGCGGTCGTCTCCGCGGCGGCTGTGGGAATCCGCTGCGCGGTGACAGCGATCTCTTCGAGCCCATCGCCACCGCCGAATGCTCCACCGAGCGCGCCGAGTATCCCGCCCTCCATTCCGTCGCCCACGCCCGTGAGGATCTCAAGCAGCTTGTCACGCAACATCGAGGCGATCTGCTCAGAGGCCCAGCGCGCAATCGACTCGGCCATGTTCGAGAGCATGTCGCGGAACGCATCCTCGAGGCTCTTCATCCCGAGCGCCGCATCAGCAATCGCATCGGCGAATTCGGTCTCGAAGGCATCCGCCGCGATCTTGACGAACTCGTTGGTGGTGGTCTTCAGGTCCTCGATCACGGGTATGACTTTTTCTATTTCTTCCCGCATCTCGGGATACTTGGCGATCACCGCCTCGAGCGCTTTCGCCTCTTCCTGGTGCGTCTTGATGATCTCGCGACGTCCGCCGGTATCCGAGATGACGCCCGTCTCGATGCGCAGTTGTATGGTCTGCTCGCGCCGGCCGAACTCCTCGCGGATCTCCTCCACTTCCTTGCGGAATTGCTCGGCCTTGGCGCGGAACTCTTCCAGGTCGATGCGCGCCTTGATCTTGACCAGTACTTCCTGCGCTTGGGCCGCCCTCGGCCCGCCGCGGGCAATCTCGGCCTCGGCCGCCTCGCGGATCTTTTTGAATCGCTCTGTTATCTCAGCGACAGCGGCAGCGGTCGTGTCGCCCATCAGCTCGAGCAGCTCGCGATCGAGCTCGCCCACGGCTTCAACGATCGCCGCCTGGTCGACCGCCGCGCGCATGTCCTGCCACGCCTGGCGCAACTCGGCCGTCAGTCGCGCCTGCTCGTCCGCTGTCTTACCGAGCTGGCCCTCGATGGCTGCCTGCCGCAGTTGGTACTCGAAGAGTTGCTCTTCCGTGAGCCCGACTTGCGCCGCCTCGTCCCGCAGCGCCTTGATCTGATCCTCGATCGCCTTCGTGGCCGCCTGCTGTTCGCCGACGTCGATCAGGTTGAGAAGCTTGGTGCGGAGGCCATCAGCGGCCGGCCCAAGCTTCTTTAGAGCCTCGGCAATCTCGCCGTGCAATACCGCGTAGCGCTGCGCCTCGGCAGCGGTCGCGCCGAGCGTCGCCTGCTGGCGCTCCAGGGATTCAATGAAATTATCGACGGCTGCCTTAGCACTCTTCAGCTCATTGCTGCCGCCGCCGCCGACGGTGAGCCTCGGCACCCGCAAGCGACTCGCGGTAATCGCAAGTTCCGACAGTCCATCCGCAAAGTTCTCCGTTTCCTTTGCGGCCTCCTCCATCTGCTCGCCGGTTTCACGAAAGAATGTGAAGGCACCGACGATCGGCCCGGCCTTCAGTACCTCAAAAAGAATCTTGAATCGATCACTGAGCGTCAGGACCTCGTCGGCCTGATCCGTGATCACACCCGTCAGGCCACGGAAAAAATCCGTGAGCTTCGGCGCAATCGCAGCGGTCGACGCCCGAGTGAGGCCGTCGTAGGCCGCGCTCAGTTGCTTGATGGCTTGATCGGTTTCCGCGAGTGCCTTGACTTGCTCCTCGGTCAGTACGACGCCCAACTCGTGCGCCTGCTCGCGGAACTCGCGAACTCCATCGGCCCCTTGTGCGAGCAGCGGCAACAGGGTCTGCACGCCTTTGCCAAAGATATCCGCGCCGAGCGCGGCCCGGTCGCCCTCGTCCTTGAATTGCGCTAGCGCACCCGCAATGGCCTCGAATTGATCGGCGGCGTCGAGTTGCTGCAGCTCCTTGATACTGAGGCCGAGCTCGTTGAAGGTCTGGATGAGCGCCTTGTTATTGCCGCTCGCCGCCTCACTGATCGCCTTCTGCATTCGGAAGAGCGAGGTCGTCAGCGTCTGGAAGTCAACGTCGGTCTGCTTCGCGGCGAAGGCCAATTCCTGCAGTGCTTCGGCCCCGACGCCGGTCGCCGCCATCGCCTTCTCGATGGCATCTCCAAAGTCGATCGCTTCTTTTGCGGCCTCCTTCAATTCGCTGATGACCGCGCCAAGTGAGACACCAACGCCGATGGCCCCCAGCGCAGCACTAAAACGAGCGAAGCCGGTCTGGATGCGCGCCGCTGTGGCTCGCACATCGCGCTCGAACGCCGACAATTGGCGTGCTGCTCGATTGGCCCCTTGCTCGAATCCACCGAGCTTAAGGACGAGATCGACGGTCAGCGTGCCGAGATTTCTTGCCACGTTTAACTGCCTTCAGGCCGAAGAGTTCGGTTAAGAATTCCGGCGTGGCTTCTGGCTCCGGCGGCGGTTGCCACATGAACTCGCGCGGCTCGGCCGGCGTGCCGGGGATTCGCGGATCGGGAGAATGACGAATACCGCCCGAGCGATTGATGATGAGCGCCGCCAATAAAGCGAAGCCGGAATCGAGGCGCGCGAAGATCCGCTCGCCCCAATCGAGCGGACCAAAGGCCTCGATGTAGCGCGCCCACTGCTGCGCCTCGGCTTCGCTCAGGCATTCCCGAGCCTCGGCAATGGTTCGTCCGCCGATGCCGGCCCGTGCGAGTTGGTGCCAGAACCAGGCATCGGCTCCGAATTTTTTGCGAAGGCCTCCTGCTTATCCGCATCCTCCGGCGGCCGTGGCGGCGGCGCATTGACGGCGTTATAGGCGTCCTCGAGCGCCTGCGCGAGTTCGTTTTTGAGAACGTAGGCTTGCTCGTAGCTGAAAGCCCATTCCTTGCCGTCATCGTCACGGAAAGAAATGGCGTGCGAGATGATCGCGGTACGGTAGCTGATGCGATCCATGTCGCGGGCAGCAGCCATGCGGGCGCGATCGAGCCAGCCCGAGGAGGGCGCCTTGATGTAGGCGGTGAAGGTGATGGGATCGCCGTCAGGCGGCGTCCAGGTGACATCGCGCGGCGTGGGCGGATTTTGGACGAGCGCACCCCGCGCGATCAGGTCTTTGAGATCCATAGGTGAAGACCTCCTGAAGGTCAGGCAGTCTTCCGGCTCAGCGTCGCACGGCCGGAACGCTGGATCGTCATGGTTCCGCCCTGGACTCCGCCGAGCGGCCAGTCTACGGGCATGTTCGAGATGTATCCCTCGAAAAGCCAATACGTTCTGGTAAGCGGCACTACCCAGCCGGTGCTGTCTCCCGATGTCGGCGGAATGTCCCGACCGTCAGATCCGCCGATCGCCCACCAGATATTTTCTTGCGAGGTGTCCTGAAACAGCTCAAAAAGCCGCACGTGCGAGGTGTTGTCTTGATCAAACTGGATTTGAACCGACACCTCTCCAGGCCGCGCAAGGCCCGGCAGCGACTCCGCTTCCAACGAGTCTAGACAGGTGATGTCAACCTGATCGCGTGTGCCACCGAGGCCCGTAATGCCGGTCGGGCATTCGACCAATGTCACTGCATCAGTTTCGGGATCAAGGAAATAGAGTTGTGTGCCCTGGGTCAGCTTAGCCATTTAATTACTCCTAACGTTCTCGTCATGCTCGATAGATCTGCCACTCCACATCGAAGGAATAGCGATACGCGCGCGTGGCAGATTCGCGCGTCTCGCCGTTGAAACGGACGATGTAGGCATGCGGCTCGATGGCCGCGCGCAGTGCGGCGGCGACGGTTCGCACCGAGTCCGCCGTCGGCCCGTAGACGTCAATCTGTACCCCAAACTGGTCCACATCCGGCGGGCAGGACAGCGAGTTGTAGGGCTCGCCGTACACCGTCTGCCACACCGCATAGGGCCGCTCGTGCTGCTGCGGCGCCTCGCCAAAGGGATACAGGCGCAGTAAGCCGGAGGTGTCTGTGAGCACCGCCTGCACCCCGGAGTCGGCGGCGCAGGTCGCATAAAGGGGCGGATACATTTACTCGGCTCCAGGTCCAGAGACCGCCAGACGATCAATCGCCGCCGAGAGTTCCATTGCGAGCTTCTCGATCGCGGCATTGGCTTTCGATTCCATCGCCGGTCGCATGAAGGGCTGCGCGCGGGTGTTCTCGCTACCGAACTCGAGCATCCGCCAGTGCTGCGTCGCCTTGCCGGGGAGGTCCGAGGATTCGGCCTGCCGTTGCTTCAGCTTCTTGCCGAGCTGCGCCCCGCCGGCCACGCCGACCCGCATGACGACCCCGCCGACGCGCTTGCTCGAGCGCGTAGCCTCCTGGACGCGAATGTTTTTCCAGATGGTCCGCTTGAATACCGGATCGTCGATGTCGAGGCGCTTGGCTAAACGCCGTGCCTCGTCGCGGATTAATGCAGCGGCGCGGCGGGTAGCGACCTTCGCCGCTTTCCGCTGTAACTTTTTCGGGAGCGCAGACAGCCGGTCGACCAACGTGTCGACGCCAGTGATGGAAAACTCTGCCATTAGTGGTAGTGCTGCTTAATCCACGGGTGCCACGCCTGCACCGCCGGCATCCACGGATCGAAGCGTCCGTGAAACATCACGATGCGTGCGTTGCCCGGCAGGCCCGCGAGCGGTCGCTTTTGAATTTCATTGCGAAACGAATACACCCCGTCCACCTTCGTCCACTTACGCTCGTGCGGCCCGAGGCACGCACCGATCCACGCCTGGTCGCTGCCGATGTAGCCCAAGTTCCGCGCCAGCGCCGGAGAGTGGTGCGGATTGAATTGCTCCCACACTTTCCGCCGCGCGCCAGCCGTTAACAGAAACATGCTGCCGTTGTAGGGCGTCCCCCGCGCGGTATCGCCCCAGATCACGAAGTCCTCAGGCCGATCCCAGAGCGGCGCCACGTCCGCCGTGATCACACAGTCGAGGTCAAGCGAGACAAACCGCGGGCCGATGATGTCGGCCGCCTCGGCTGAAAAAGCACGCAAGCGCCGATAGCAATTGACACCATTCGGCCCGCGGAGCTCGTGGTAATCGTTCCACAAGGGGACGACGCGAATATCCCCGTCGATGCCCTTCGCGTCGTCAGTGAGACACACGAAGTCGTGCGGCTTCGCGTAGTGCCGCGCCACCATCGCCCGCAGCGTGTTCACGTGCGTCGAGGTAAAGGTCGAGCGATATCCCGGTGCCGCCTGCCACTTCCAGCAGACGACCGTGAGCTTAGACATGCCGGCTTACCGCGAGGCTCTGCCCGTAACTCCACCGCCCCGGCACGTATCCCGCCGCCCGTACCCAATCGGGCACCTCGGCAAAGGTGAGCCCGGCCTGCGCGGTGCATGCCTGGTACACGTCGAGTGCGGTGCGAAACTGCGTGAGCCCGTAGCGCGCCGTCGTCTTCGAGGGAACGTAGGTCCAATAGAAGACGCCCCCGAGCTTGAGTAGCCGCGCGGCCTCGACCATTAGCTCGGCAATGAGCGGTGGTGGCAGGTGCGGGACGACTGAGTGCGCCCAGATGAAATCGTATGACTCCGCCACAGGCGGTACGTGATCGATCCAGAACAACGGCGCACGTTCAAGCCAGCCCTCCGTTCGGGCTAGCTTATGTGCGGCTTCGAGTGAAGCGGCCGATATGTCTACACCGTGATAGTGTCCAATCTCCAAATACGGCACGATTTTGCGGGCGAGCCTTCCTGCGCCGCAGCCCAGATCCAGCAGCCAGTGCTCCGGCTTCAATCCCGCGTGAATGAGGAAATCGCGCTGCAGCTCGCCGTGCCGATCCCAATTGTCCCGGCTCGCATCCGCGCCGGCCGCCGGCTCGTGCCCTTCCTTCAGCACCCGGCGATCGGTATGGAGCGCATACGCCGTCAGATAATCGTTCTCGCGATAGAGATCGACCACCGCCGGATCGCGCTTCGCTTTCTCGGGCAGTGCGGCGAGCTCCTCGCTCGTCAGCCGGTCATGCATGGGCGTGATCGACCGCCTTTACGAAGTCCCGGTACTTAGCCGCCATGACCGGCCGCTTTTCCTTCAAATACTGCCACTTGGCCGCGATGTCCTCGCGATGCTCGGCGAGCAGCGACTTGAAGAGCGCCACAGCCTGCGGCTGCGCGCCCCGGTCGTGGAGAAACATCGCCGCGCCGCACATGAAGCGCGGGCGCATCTCATCGGGCAGCCGGTCGCGCCACTTCTGCCAGGTCGGCAGAATCTGCGCCGTGTCGATCTGCGCGAGCTCGAGCCGCCGCACATCCTCGCGCCGGATCGCGCGTTCCACGCGAAAGATCCCTGTGGTCCCCGGGAATACCCCGCGCACGAAGGAAAGGCACCCAGCCCGCTCGAGCAGCTCAAAACAGACCGGCAAGTCATACGCCGGGAAGTAGGCGAAGTCCTGCCAGGCCGTGCAACTTCCAACCACGAGCGAGGGACCAAAGATCGCGAGCGTGCGCGCCACTTCATCGCATCGCTTCGGACCGTCGGCGACCAGCAGCCCAATCGGCTTGCCGGTCCACTTCGCCGCCTTGATCTCGCCCTTGTGGAGCTTCACGAGCTCAACGAGCGGCCCGAGATTGCGCTGCACCTGCGTCATCATGTCGCAGTTGAGCGGATGCCCCGCCTTGTACTCGTGGATCGACAGCCACCTGAAGCGATCGTAGGAATGCATCGGACCCGCCACGCCCGCATCGCGCACCCCCGCCGCGATGTAGATCGTCGCCGCCCCGAGCCAGGTGCCGAGTTCGATCACCGCTCCGAGCGGCGCCTGGTCCTTCGCCAGTTGGTAGTACGCTCTGCGCTCCGCGGGCGTCGTCATCGCCGGGATTTCTTCCGCCCCCGGATGCAGCTCTGGCGGGAACTTCACCGACTCCACCGGGCAGGCAATAGGCGTATGCATGCGGCCTTTCACCTTCACTGCCACCGTCGGGACCTTGAGCACCTGCGCCATCGCGAGCCGGTGATTGCCCTGGTTGCCGATCACGAGATTCCCGTCCGGCGAAATCACCACGGGAATCAGATCATCCGCGTCCTCGCGATAGCCGTAGCGGCGCATGTCGGCGAACATGTGATCGACGCGGGTGTAGTACTGCGTGAGCAGCCCCTCGTACGTTTCGCAGCCGCGCACCTCCTGGCCTTCCTCAAAGCGCCGCCGATAGATGCGGGTGAAGAGTTCCGTATCCTCCCACCGCTGCCCCTCGACGTAGCGCGCCACGATCGAGCGATGCTTGATCGTCTCCGCAATGGGCATATAGGTCTTATCGATCCACGCCTGCGCTTCGGTCTTATCAAGGTCGGCCGAGAGCTTGTGCGTGACATCCTGCGGCGAGACCCGCAGCGCATCGGTCATTGCACGCCCACCACGATCGGGTCGCCCTCTGCGACGACGGTGGCGATGTGATAGCCGGCTTTTTTCAACAGCCACTGCATACCATCGATGGATGCAAGAAAATTGAAGCGGCCGAGTTCGCTGCGCGGATGCTGGCGGTACTGCGCCGCCCGGTTGCGATTGCCGCAGAGCACCACCCGCGGCACGAAGCGATGCGCCGCCGCAATGACGCCGCGTGCTTCCTCGCGCAGGTAATAGATCGCCCGCACCGCCACCAGCGTCTCAACGGTCTGCAGCAGGTCCAGGCGCTCGCGGATGTCGCCCTGCAACATGAGACAGCGACTCACATCAAACCCCTGCTCGGCCCACGCCCGCTGCAGCCGTTGCGCCTCGAGATGCCGGTAGTCGCGCAGTTCCAGCGCCGTCACCATGTCGACGCGACTTTCGCGCGACAAGAGCAGCGCGAGCACGCCTTCGGCGGCGCCGATTTCGAGCACTCGCCCGCCGCCGATGAAGGGCAGCAGCCGGTGATACTTCGCCGGAACCTTCCCTTCCCAGATCGCCGCCCGCGCCTTGCGATAGCTGAGCGAACTCGGCTGGGTGCCGTCATCCGGCATAGGTGTCACGGCCGCCATCGTTGAGCCCTTCCGAGCAGCGGATCTCGATGAATTCCCGCATTCCATAGCCGCCCGCGATGGGGGCCACGATGTTGAAGTATTTGATCTCATCGCCCGACGGCGCCCATACAATCCGCTGTTTCGCGTGCAGCCCCGGCCGCCATCGGAGCGTGATGACATGGGTCTCCTCAGATTGAATCTGTGCGGCGGCGAGGTACTCGCGTCCCGAGAGCGCGTCCACGTCGGCCGGCACATCCGAGAACGTGTCATCCCAGGCAATAATCAACACCGCACCTGAGTCGGCATCTTGCCCCTCGATCGGGTCCTGGATCGTTACGCGGTGGCGCAAGCGGCCTGCTTTGAATCCTGCCACTGGACCTCCTGCACCGGAAATTCAGCCTCGAGCGTCGACACCTTCAAGCCGCGCAGCGCGCTGCCCGGCGTGCAGTTCACCACCGCGACTCCCCGCTGCTCGAGCGCCTTCGCGAGCCGCTCAAAGTTGGTAATCCAGACACCGAAACGCCCCTGCGAGTTGCACGGTGCCGGGTGGTTGCCGAAGTAGTGCCGGCGCTTATTGACTTCCCGCATGTCGAACCCAAAGAGCAGAATCCGAGCCGCCCCAAAGTGCGCCGCGATATGCACGGCCTGGTAGCCCGAGTTGCCGCCGCTCACCACTCGGTCGGGTCGCTCGTCAAACGGCGCGTTGCCCGAGAAGGCGACGCGCTTGATACTGTCCACGCTTGCGCCGGCCAGCGTGCCGATCTTCAGGCCCTCAAACTTCAATGCCCGCTCGTGGTAGGTGCGCCACCACTTGGCATCGGACGCAAAAAGCACATCGGCCCACGGCGCGAGCGCCGGCATCATCTGACCCGTCGTGCTGTCGACCGTGTCGATCGCCACGTTGTTAACGGCAATCGTGCGACAGCGCCCACGCAGCCGCTCGCACACTTCGCGCGACATCGACGGCCCTGCCGCCAATACCGCAACCATCTCACCGGTCCAATCGCGAGGCACGCTCCACGGCTGCGGCATGTCACGACGAAGACGAACTGGAGCTGTCGCCCGCTGCTTCTTCGCTCTCTTCCGGGACACCGAGACCGGGCAGCCGGTACGGCCAGAGGAGCGCGACGACCGCCCGAGGGAGATAGGCATACCCAAACTGCGGATCGACCGGATCCGTCGGCGTGGGTTCCCGATTCGCATAGAAGTCCCCGATCAGAAGCAACGTGGCGAAGCGCACATCCTCCGGCACGTTGCCGAGCGAGCCGGAACTGTCGCTTGAGGAACTGTCAGGAAACGCGCCCGAGGTGTCCGACCACCCGAGCGATCCTTCCTCGCCGACGTAATTGAGCACGGCCTGGCTCGCCGCGTAGATCAAGCCTTGGATGTACGTGTCGTCGGCCGTGTGATCCATCGATAGATGAGCTCTCGCCTGCGCGAGCGTGACGAGCGCGATCACCAGCGGCTCCCGTCTTGGCCGAGCTGCGTGAGGTCGCGACCGTTGCGACCCACTTTGCCGGGATCGCCCTTTTCACCCTTGGCCCCGTCTTTCCCGTCCCGGCCGCGCTTGACGAAGAGCCGCCAGTGCGTCGACTCCTCCGGCTTGCCGCCGTCCTCGTCGGTCTGCTTGATGAAGGCCGAGCCGCCCCAGGTCACGATGTCCCCTTTTCGGTAGGTCTCGCCGTCTTTCCAGATCGCCCGCGGGATCGGCACGGGCAAGGTGATCTTCTCAGCGATCTCTCGGCGCAGATCCTTGAACCGCAGCACGAAGCTGCGCTCGTCGACTTGCGTGACGCTGAAATGCCGCAGATCGAACCCGTCAGCCCCGTCCTCGCCGTCTTTGCCGTCCTTCCCATCGCGACCGTCGCGGCCGTCTTTGGGTTTTTCGAGCGCGTCGATCATCCGCTGCATGAGCTCGGGCAACCGCCGCTCGTGCTCGAGCACGTACTCAGCGAACCGAAGGTCCAGCATCTTGTGCAGCGCCGTCTCGATGTCGGCTACGGAGACACTGGTCCCGTCCTTCCCGTCTTTGCCGTCCTTGCCATCCTTCGGCGTCGGTACTTTGGCGAGATATTCCCGGATGCAGTCCTTGAAGGCTTCATCCGAGGCTCGCCGGAATATCTGGACGTGATCCTCCGTCCATTCGGCAACCAGGGGCGAGAGTGCATCCTTCACTTCCTCAAGCGACGGTGCCGGTTTCGCCTGCTCAAGTGCCGCGAGCCGTGCTTCGATCGGCGCGATCGAGCGCGCGACGAAGCTGCGCACCGTCCCCACGATCCGCTCGCCGAGTGCATTAACGTCCGGCATTGATGATTTCCACAATGATGATTGCGATATCTAAGAAATCCTGATGCTCGATCCGCCGCCGGGCGAACGAAGGTCGCTTGGGCGGTTCCGGCCCCGGTCCCGCGCCAATCTGAATGACCGGCGGTGCAGCGATCTCGAAGCTGGCCGTGCCGCCCGACAGGAGCAGCGTGCCGCCGGTCGCGTCGAGCGTGACCGGGCCAGTCGTGAGCAGCTCGGCCTCGGCGCCCGAGAGGAGCAGTGCCCCACCCGTGGCACTGAGACTCGTGCCCGCGGTCGATTGCAGCGCGGCGTCT